TCTTCCCTGCAGGGGACAGGAAATAGAGAAACCATCTCATCCCTGCCTCCTGCCTATCTCCTGTCTCCTATCTCATCTTTCCTGTTTTCTTTCCTGTTTTCTTTCCTGTTTTCTTTCCTGTTTTCTTTTCTGTTTTCTTTTCTGTTTTCTTTTCTGTTTTCTTTTCTGTTCTCTTCCCTGTTCCTTGCTTCCTGTTCTGTTCCCTGTTTCCTGTTGCCTAAAGTGGTTGCGCCAAGCAGGCCTTGAGCACGTCTTTGTCGCCGCTGGCGCTCGCCTTGCCGATAAGTTTGGCCGTGCGAGTGCCGGCCGCGTCTTCGTCCTTGCCAATCGCCACAGCCTTGGCTATGGCCTTCGCGGGCCGCGGTTCGGCCAGCAGCTTGGCAAGCTGTTCATTGGCCTGCTTGAGCACATCGGCCATCTGCTGCAGTTCGCCTTCGAGTTCGGTGACGCGTTTTTGCAGCTCGCGCTCGGCGGTCAACTTGGCGAGTTCGCCGCCGGGGCCCGCCGGTTCGGCCGGGTGCCCCACCGTAGCCGGGTCCTCCCCGCTAGGGTGGGACAAAGACTTCACAGTCTTCTCCGCCTCCGGGGCATCATCGTCGTCATCGGCGCCGTCGCCGAAGAGTTTGCCGAAGCATTTGCGGATGGCCTCGTGGTGATCGGCTTCCTGGCCGTGCAGGCCGACCAAGGCGGCATGATGTTCGCCCATGGCCTTGTGGATGTCGTGCAGGGCACCGTGATGGTCCTGCATCTCTTTCAGCGTGCCCCGCGTCTCCGCGGAGAACTTCGCGCCCACTTTCTCCATGTCTGCTCCTCCGTCGTCCCTACGGGACTCCTCCGCGTTATTCGCGCTTTCTGGCCGTCGGAGGTGTTTCTCCTCCGGATTTCCCTCTCTTCCCTGTTCCCTGTCCCCTGTTCCCTCTGGCTGATCGCCGATAGCTGACCGCTGATCGCTCTTTTTGGTCGATCCCGGCCAGTCGGGGTCCCCGGCACGCGCGATTTTCGCGTGCTGGGGTGACCAGTCAGCCGGGAGTAGATCGGTGCGTCCCAGTTGTTTGGCGCGGCGAATGATGTGCGCGCGCACGGCTTCCTTATCCTTCGCTCGCCCAAAGGCTTGAATGGCGTTGCGCAGATCGCTTTCGTTGGCGATGGGATAGGACCCATCGGGCATCGCATGGCCTTCGTCCGCGAGGTGTTCGCGCTCCTTGTCGGAGACTTCCCGTTTTTCTACCACGGAAGACACGGCGGCACGGTCCACGGAAGGCACAGAAGGCACGGAAAGGGAAACCGAACCATCTTGGGGTGTGGTTTTGACTTTCGCTTCCGTGTGTTCCGTGCTTTCCGTGGTCGTGAATTTTCGGACTTCGACTGTGCCGTCAGTTTTGACGTACTCAAAGTGCGCTTCGGGATTGCAGGGGTTATCTACCAGCGAGACTTCGCTGGGTTTGGCGGTATAGCGCTTATGCGCGCCGTCCTGCCAGACCTTCTCGTACGAGCCGCCGTGGCTGAAGCCGGTATAGACTCCCTCTTCGCACTTCTTCCAGGCTTCGTCGTCCACGATCTTCGCGCCGATCATGATTCGCCGCGCTGTGTCGTCGAAGTCGAGGGTGATCACCTTGCCCGCGGCTTTGTTGGCGTGCATCTCGCGCACGTTGCCGAGAGATTTGCCCTGGGTCGCCTTCTCGAACTCCTCCGACCAGGCCTTGTAGTTGGGCGCGGTGGAAGCGTAGTCGCAGATCTCGCCGTCTTTGTCGACTACTTCCGAGGTGACGATGCCGTAGACTTCGCGCTTGGCCGCGTCGATCTTGCAGATCGGAATGAATTTGCGAAATTCCATACCGTTCCTCCCGGTGGAAGCACCGGGCTTTAGCCCGGTGAACCAATGTCACTCAAGCACTGCGGCTTTAGCCGCGGTGGCAACCGGAGCTAAAGCCCCGAACCTTTTCTCCGCCTGTATCCGCCGGGCTAAAGCCCGGCGCTTCCACCCTTCTCACTCTTCGCCCTCCCCGCAAGCACGGGGCTGAGCGAGCATCTGCAGTTCGGGTGTGCGGGCGGCGCGTTGTGTCCGGATGGAAAAGCGCGGCCAAGTTTCACCACACCCGCCTGGGCGTTGTCCATGCAAGTCTTGCAGGGATCGTTGTCGGTGACCCAGCGGCACCCCTTTACCAAGGCGGAGCTCTTCCACGCTTGCAAAAGTCCTTGCATGTGCGAGGCTGTCATTTCGGTGGCGGCGATGATTTCCGCCCGGCGAGTCGAGAACAGCCACGAGTTGCGGACAGTGTTTTCGAACTGTTCCGGAGTTTGGTGCTCGTCGAGCGCCTTCTGAATAAGATCGTGGAGTCCCTCGCTGGTGGTGTCGGAAACCTGCGCCAGCAATTGCGGCGCGCGCGTCGCGGCCCAGGTCGCCGCCAACGAGTCCACTTGGCCGAGGAGAGCAACGTCGTCGACCTGCAGAGCATTCAGCTCGCCCCGCATGGCCTCGCTGAATCCGACTTGCAGTTCGCCGGCGATCTTCGCCTCGAGATCGTCCCACTTTGCCTCCCCGTCGCTCCCCAGCAACATGGGCCAGAGGTCATCGGCGGCCGGGACAGGACCGGGGTTAGGATCGCCGGCAAGCGCGGCATACCATAACCCAAGGTTCTCGGCGAGGAGCGCCAGGGAGATCTGCAGCAGCAGGTTGATTCGATCCTCCGCTTCGCGTTGAACGTCATTGGCAGTTACAAAGTAGCTTCCGGCTGCGGGGTCGCCGGCTTTCGCGACCTTAGTAGCGCGGGCGCCCTCTTCCGCGGGTTGCGAAGCTGCATGAGGCCTGGGGTTGGCTTGTCTCTCTTCCGGCGTGCTCGCAGGGCCCGCCGGTCCGGAGACCGGCGCTACGGTCTGCGGCGCGGTCACTCCTTCTGTTCCCTGTTCCCTATTCCCTGTTCCCTCCGGCTGATCGCTGAGAGCTGACCGCTGAGAGCCGATCTCTGCCAGCGGAGTCGCGCCTTGAGCGGTATAGATCAGGGCGACATCGCCGCCGTCGACGGGATCGAGTCCGAGCCGGTCGCGGCCTTCGTTCACCGTCATCACGCCGATCGACGTGAGCGTCTTGATGTTGTTCGCCTGCGCCGTGGGGTCTTCTTCTTTTTCGTCCTGCCAGGCAAACTCCAGATCGGTAACGCGGCAATACTTGCGCAGGATCAGGTTCATCAGATCCTGGATGTACATCATCCAGGGAATCAGCCCCTCTTCCGCGGCCTGTGCTTTGGCGGTCTCCGCGGTAGCGCGGTTCATCATGGTTACCAGCGCCTGCGGGCTGACATTGAAGGCAAAGCAGATCATGCGGACGATGAGTTCGTCGAGCACGGCGTCGCCGCCGATGGCATCCGCTTTCAACAGTTGCAGCTTGCCGTCGGGACCGAAGATCACTTTGCGCCGATTGCGCAGATTGCCGGCCAGGTAGGAATCGAAGGCGTCCTGCGCTTGCTTGATCTGATCGGGCGTCCAAGTGTCCGGCACCCCGAGATAAGCCTCCGGGATACTTCCCTCAGTAAAGAAGTTCAGCAGCCAGATTTCGCGGCGCAGGGCGAGATTGGCCATGACGACGATCTGTTCCACGGGCGAGTAGCCGTAGATCTTGTGGGTGCGGCGATTGCGCGGGTAGTAAATGAGTTCATCCGCGGTGAACTCCACGGTGGGCGCGCCCTTCACGATCTGCTGATAAGCCACCTCGGGAGGCTTGGGCAGCCGGCCGTCGTAGGCGATCTTGGGAGTGATGGTGGCGCCGTCGATCAGATCCAACCGCACCAGTTCCCCGCCGCGCGTGGTTATGGGCTCGATGGTGGGTGCGTCGATCACCAGCGCGTCTTCCAACAACGCGCGCAACCAGGCGGACCAAGGTTGTTCGCCATCGGGGAAAGAGAACAGCTCGGTCAGCTTCTGGATACGCAGATCGTCTGTCTTCTTTCTGTTCCCTGTTCCCTTTTCCCTGTTCCCTATCGGTCGGATGATCCACGGAACCTTCACCAGGTGGTCTTTGAAGGTCTCGATCACGATGCGCAGCAAATCGTAGCCATCGGCCAGGGCGCGAAGCTGCATGAAGCAGTCCAGATGGGGTTGAATCTGGATGTTCTCCCCGACCATGTAGTCGAAGCGACGCGTGGGCGTGCCCTTGGGCGCCACCTGGGGCAGCGGCTCCAGCGGCGGGAACCATAGGTTCAGTTTGTCGCGGATCACGCCCGCTACGCGTGCGATTACGCCGGATTGGATTGGTGTGTCCATTGCCTACCCTTTAGCCACGGAAAACACGGAAGACACGGAATGAAAAGCCACCCCAGCATCCGGCGCACCACAAGCTTCATAAGCTGCCTAGTAAGCCAGCGCCGCATGTTCTTTCTCCCTTTCTGTGTCTTCCGTGTCTTCCGTGGACTGCCGCTTCCAGAACCAGATGATCCCCGCGGTCCGCCTGCGCTCGGAGTGTCTGCCCCGATGCGCGGCGCATCGAACCTCACACATGCTTTTTCTCCCTTTCCGTGCCTTCCGTGCCTTCCGTGGACTGCTGCTTCCAGAACTCGATAATCCCCGCGGTCGCATGTTCCGCGGCCAGGTCGGCAAGGGCTTTCGCCCAGAACTCGTCGGCATGCGCCGTCAGCTTTCTCTTCTGTCCGCCTGCGCTCGGAGTGTCTGCTTCGATGCGCGGCGCATCGAATCTCACGCCCGTCGCCGTGCTTTCCCGCTTGATCGCCATCAGTGCCTGGCGGATGTCGCGGCTGGCTGGTATGCGGTCCAGGTGCAACTCGAAGCGTTTCTTGATGCGAATGGCGAGATCGGTCTTAAGCTTGACGCCGGCGTCGTTGCTGCCTGCAAAGTTAATGCCCATCACGCGCCCCGGACAGTCCCGGCTGAGGTAGTCGTAGAGCGCCACGCCCATCCCTGTGGAGTCGATCGCCGTGCGCGTTGCCATTTGCACCCAAGGTAGATAGAGCTTGTGCTGCTGAGGAAACGGTTTTGCGTGGAGCGGAAAGACCATGCGCGTCCACGCCACGTCTCCAAGACGTTCGTCCAGCCAGAGGACGCTCTTGTCGTGATCGCGGGCCACGTCGATCCCCGCATAGAGCGGGCCTGCGGGTTGGTAGTCCGCTGGCCAATCGACCGTTGCGCCGGCGTCCTCCGCCATAGCGACCAGCTCAAGTGACAGCCACGCCCCGGCGGATTTCAGGAAGACACAGAGGAACTCTTGCGCGAATGTGTCTTCATCCTTTATCAGCTCGCGCATCCCGGCCACCTCGATCGGGCAGCCTTCCGCCACGGCCAAGTGGACGTCTACCCAGTGCCATGACCAGTCCCCGATGCGCCCGGGATTGCTCTGAGGCGCCACCCCATCGGAGAGGCCGAATTCTTTTGCCAAATCGTAGAATTTCCCTTGCTCGCCGTTGGGCGTGGACAAAGCGCGGAGCCTATGGCCGAGCGCGACCTGCCGCGTCACCGCGGCCCAAATCGCGTAGGAGTCCTCGTGGTGGGCGAACTCGTCCAGGATCGCGTTGCCTGGATAGCCGCGCGCCGTGCGGGGATTCGCCGGCAGGGCCATGATGCGGGCGCCGTTGGGGAACTGAATGCGCTGCACCAGGATGTCGGTAGCGCCAAGTTCGTCGACAAAGGGCTCCTGGTACATCTCCGCAACCGCGCCGATGGCTTCAATGTTCTTCGCAGCTTGCTCGACGAATTCGACCGACTGAGCCTTCGAGGCGCTAAGCACCGTCCATGTCGTCGGCTGCTCTAAACAGTCGAAGATCGCCTCCAGGCCGGTGGCGTAGGAATAGCCGATACGGGCGGACTTCACCGCTCCCTTGAACCGCGACCGGTCGTCGATCCAGCGCTGCTGATACGGCCTAAGCTGGATGACTGGCGGCAGCGCCGGGCACAAGGGGCGGGAGTCCGAAAGTGCGCTCACGGATGCGGTTGATGTCTTCGATCGTGAGCGCCCGGCCCTTTTCGATTTTGCGAGCTGCTTCATGGGTGGCCTGCTCGAACTGTTGCCGTTTGCGTTCAGCTTCTTGCTCCAGTAGTTGAACGCGCCTGTTTTCTGTCTCGACCTTCTCCCTGGCGATAGTGTTCCTGTCGAACTTCGCCATCAGGTGGCCGGCGTCCGTCAGCACGGCGGCAATTATCTCCGGATCGCCTTCGGCATTCATGACCTTGAACACGGTCTCGCCGAGAGCGTTTTTCAACGATTCCGTCAGATTGCTGAAGCCGCGCGCGAGGACCATTTCCGCCGCCGCGTGCGCCGCGGCCGCCAGTTCTTGCTGCACCCGCAAAACCTGCTCAACCCGCAGCTGGTGCCAGCGCAGCACATTGGTGTGTGGCAGCCGCTTCCCCGGAAACCGGGCCGCCACCTCGGGAGCTACCTGGTTCCACGGCTCTGCCTTTGGGCTCTCCTTTTCTATTTCTTGATACGTCCAGCCCATGCGGCGCCGCTCGAGAATCCACTCGTGCATGGCCGGCGGCAACAGATCGATCTTGAGCTGCCGTCCAACATTTCGAATTACGCCGGTTTTCTTGCTCATTGCGTCATCACCGTTCACAACCACCGAGAGTCGTAAGGCGCAAGCCGTAAGTAAAAGAGCCGACTTGCGACTCACGACTTACAACATGCGCTCGCATGACTTACAACTTGCGCCTCGCGAGACTTACGACCTATTGCGTCATTACCGCGGGATCGTCAAAGCGCCGGTCGACCAGGTCTCGCCCTTTGGGAATGATCTCGATCGACTCGATAAAGGTCGTGTCGTCCGCGTCCCTCACCTGCTGAAAGCGCAGATAGCCGCGATCGCGCAGGTCCTGGATGGCGGTGATTACGTCGTTGCGGCTGAACTGATAGCCTTCGCGGGCAATGGTCCCGTGAATCACCGTCGAGGTCAGCCGATGGCGCTGCCGCTTGTGGTTGATGTAAACCAGCGTCATGATCAGTCCGCGCAGTTGCGCGTCCGCTTTGGCATCCATTCCAATCATCAGCTTCCTCCCGTCGGATTTGGTAATTGTGTAATTTGGTAATTGAGTAATTGAAAACCGAGCGCGCCTTGCTTCCTAAATTACCCAATTACCAAATTGCCCAATTACCCAATTCCTTCTTTGGCCAACTGCCGCTCGCCCAACTGTCTCTCTTCTATGGCCTGCACTGTCCGCAGGATCGTCTGCGTGGTATAGGCCAAGTGGTCCAGCGCCAGCTCGCGCTCGCGTTCGCGCACATCGTCGCGGTGGGCGATTTGCTGCATGGCATCGGCCATGGACTGCTGCGCGGCGGCGTTGGCGGCGATAGAGTCGACCAATCTTTGTCCCCAGGTACCGACCATGAGATAGAAGAGAACCATTCCCAGAATGACCACCAGGAACATAGGTCCCCACGTAGCCAGGACAGCCAGTAACTGGACGCCGCTGGGCCGGAGGAGCTGCAGAATTGCCACCGCCAGAGCGAATCCGCTGCCGGCTCCGAGCGACAGGATCAAAGTGCGCTGTTTGTGTCCGTTCGTTGCCGGGAATGCAATTGCCATGTGTCCTCCGAATCTGGCAATTGGGTAATTTGATAATTGAGTAATTGAAGAAAAGAGCCTGCTGGCGCTTTGCTTCCTAAATTACCCAATTACCCAATCACCAAATTGCCCAATTCCTCAATTCCCCAGGCCCGCTTTGACCGCGCTCTCCAACTTCTCGAGTCGCACCTCGATGCGGGTGAGCAACACCTGTACTTCCGCCAGGAACCTGCGGGCTCTCCTGTCGATGACCATGCCGAGGATGAAGCCCGCTCCGAGACCTATCAGT